CAGACCTTTCGCTTTCATACCACCTTTTGTGTTTAACAAATGTTCGTATATTGGCGTTGGGTAAGCACCTGGGGCCGAAGGTTGGGCCACAACATCAACCGTTATTATTTCAAAATCTGAAACTTCACCGCTTCCGTATTCGTTCATATTACCTGAACCTCTACTAGAAACGCCTAATTTCACTCCTGATTCTAACATCGTTTTGACAAGTTGACCCATCGGTGTTGGCAAAATTTTCATTTTGCCGTATCCATTTGGACCGTCCATCCACATTTCAGTAATCATATGTGAAACACGATCCAAATTAATCTTTAAGTCGTCTGGATGATCTACTTCTCCAAGAACAGAATAACCTGATCCGATCTGATCATTAAGAGTTTTAACTGCTTTACCTATCTCATTGACTGGATAGATCCTTTGGTTAGCATTCTTAATGCCTCCTTGAATACAAATTCCCTTCATGTACAAATCTTTACCTTGGTCGCCCTCGTGTAGAATCTGCACTCTAGCCTGATCGTAGGTTAAATGTTCTCTTAGATATAGTGACATCGTTTACTACTCCTTAAAATTCCAGTAATTACTTTTTAGCGGCAACTATTGGAGATTTTTTAGCAGAAGCATCAGCACCGTCTTTGTGGTCTGCTTTAACTTCTGTAGTTTTTAAACTGTCTTTTCCACCTGTGTTAGCAAAATCACCTTCTGTCTTTGCGGCAGTTGGTGCTGATCTTCCAGATTCGTCTGCTCCACCAATTTTATGTGGTTTCGCATCATTTGGTCCTTTTGCATTTGGAGCCACTGGAGATGCTTTGCTGTCAGCATGGTCGGCAGTATCAGCAGATTTTTGGATTTTGTATTCATCCATTTTCTCTTTTTTATCTTCTTTTTTGCCTTCCATTGGTTGAATTTCAGTTTCTGGAGTAATTGGTGCTTCTAAAGATTCTTCTTCTTTTTCATCACCTTTGTCCATCATCATTTTTTCAAATTCTGCTTTAAGTTCATCTAAAGCGTCTTCTAAATCAGCAACTCTTTCTTCAGTGTCGCCTTCTGCTTCACCGTCTGCATCCATGTCTTTTTCCATATCGTCAGCGGCCGCATCAGCATCACCTTCTTCATCAGCAGTGATGTCTTTGACTAATTCGTCAGTAGCATCTCCACCAATTGCTTCAACAGTTTCTTCGTCTGTTTTAGCAGGAGTTTCAGTTTCTTTAACTTCCTCATCTTTTGCTTCTTCAGTAGTTTCTTCTACTTTAGATTCTTCAGATGCTTCAGTTTCTTTAACTTCTTCTTTAGCGTCTTCTTTTGATTCTTCTTTAGTTTCTTCTTTAGCCTCTTCTTTAACTTCTTCCGAAGTTGCGTCAGCAGGTGCTGACTCAGAATCCGCTAAATTTTCGTAGATGTCTCTAGATTTTTCAACTACGATTTCGTGGAATAATTGTTCTGCTTTATCATTCTCTTCGTTGATTAGCAATTCTAACAATGATTCAAATTTATTAGTTTGATTTGTCATTTATTAACGAGCTCCTTTAATCGATTTATACTTAATTAAGTAGTAACTATTTAACAAAGATAGGGGTTTAGGGGTGCAATATATGACAAAAACGGCAGATTTTGTCAGTTTTATGACTACATTTTAATTTTTAAGTTATATAGCCTTAAAAATTCATCAATATGTATGTGCTTTAAGTTTTTATTCCACTCTAAATCTTTAGGTTTAAACCAATCTTTTGGTACTACTCTATAGAATTCAGTTTCTGGATAATCCTTTAAAACTCTCTTTGTTTGATTCAACCAATTACCAAAAAATGTGGCCTCTTCTGATGATCTTTTGTAGTTTCTGGTATCTTTAAACAAATTATTAAAAATTTTTCGTTGCTTGTCTGTGTGTCCTTGATAGTCAAAACCCAAAATATATATTTTTCTCGGCTTATGATCAGCGGCGTACTTCAATGCTGTTGGTCCTGAAGACCAACCCAACGATGGTTGAAAGAATTGTACGTGATTCATAATTTTATCGTTCTTTTTGTACATCTGATTAAAATTAGACCACACATTATTATTAATAATGTAATCACCTTCTGCAATTTCAAGTAACATTTTAGGATCAACAGCAACTAAAACGTCAGGAGTATCTGTACGATACACGCCATTGCAGGCAAATACCTTACCGTGCTGTTTCAAATCTTCTATCTGTATGCCTTTTCGGGATTCGCCGTTACCTAAAACAAATATAGTCTCACTCATTACAACTGTAAGTTATCGTCTGTTGCTTGAGCTCCATACATTTTTTGGACAAATACTGCTTCGTCCTGTTGACGTTCGTCGTGTTCTTCTGATGCTAATCTCATTTTGTTAATGTCTTTGAGAGTAAGACGTGTTTTTCTAGTGTCGTTTTTATCTAAAATTGATATATCTTGCTCAGGATCGTATGATTTGTCCTGTTCAAATCCTTCGTCGCCGTATCTAAAAATTTCCATCAGTTTCATATTCGTATTTAACCTTAAACTGGTGTTCCTCCACCTGTTCCGCCACCTGTTCCGCCCGGTGTTCCTCCACCTGCTGGTGGTGTTTGTCCTGGTGTTCCTTCGGCCGGTGGTGCATCATCTGGTGCTTCTGGATTTTCAAACTGATCTAAATCAGAAGTGATACCACCTTGTGTTATTCCACCTGCTCTTAATTGTGTTGCCTTGCTTTGTTTTTTCTGAGGTACTGCATTTTCTTCTGCCCACAAGTCAGCATTTCTTGCCATTTCCTCTTCACTCAAACCTAAGAATCTTTTTAACGCAAAACGTTTACTCATATATGGCAGTTCCGCTACCTGAGTAAATGTTTGTACTCTTGCTTGATCCATTTCTGTCTGTCTGTATTGTGCAAAGTTCTGTGGTGGATTAAGTTTAACCTCGAACATTGAACTATCAATATTGTAACCTTTAGATTTAATCCAAAATTTAAATTCTTCGTCAAATACATGAGCAATCATGTTTTGTAATCTTGCACAATATTTGTTGAATCTTAATTCTTGTATGTACGCAGTTCCGACTCTACCATCATTGTATTGTTGTTGTGAATCGTCTGGTCCGGTTGGCAAGTATGAACTTGGTATTCTTAGTCCTCTGAACAATTTGTTTGTAAAGAATTTAAGATCATCTATCTCACCTAGGTTAGTACCACCCGGTAGTGTGTCAACTTTAGATCCTCTTCCTTCTGCTGTTTGTGGAAAGAAGTAATCCTCATTGATTGACATTGGATTGTATGTAGCATCAATATAGTTGACACCACCCGATGTGCTTGGAATTCTTCTTTGATTGATTTCATTTTTGACTCTCTCAACGAATTGCATAGCCAAGTGTGTTGGCATATTACCTACATCGATGTAGAACACTCTTCTTTCAGGTGCTCTTTGTACTCTGTAAATGATAATTGCATCTTCTAGTAATTCTTTTTGTTTGTAAACTTTGAAAATTTGTTCTAGCACAGATTGTCCAAAAGGAAACAAGTTATCTAAACCATCTGACATACTTAAATGTATTACGTTGTCAGCATTGATTGTATACTGATTCATTGTTCTGTAGAATCTACCACCTTGACCAGCACCGGCTTGTTGATTTACACCTTGACCTGCACCAGCATAATTTTGATTGTAAGTTCCGCCACTTCCGCCACCACCGTAAACTTGGTTTGGTGTGATTTGTGTTGCTGATAATCTTTGTAAGTTTGGATTTATATCTCTGACAACATATTGTTCAGGTGTTTTTCCTTCAGATTCGTTTACAATAATTCTATCTACTTTTGCAGAATCAATGTATAGCCATTTGTTTGTTTCGGGATCTCTTATAAAGAAACAATCACCGTATTTCAGAGAGTTTCTAATTATTCTAAAAATTCTTTTGTTAAATTTATTTGATTTTGTCCATTGTTGTAATGCTTTCTTCAAAAGTTTTACTTCGTGACTAGTAACTTCATCTTTGAAACTTAAATCAAACGGAGTTTCGTTTTCAGCATTTTTTTGTGAACAAAATTCTGCAAGTATATCTAGTGCCGCATTGATTTCTGAATCAGAATCCATTTGGTCATATTGAAAATATCTTTGTATCCTGTTTGGATGTCCTGTGTAAACATCAGGTAGGTACGA